TTTTTCCTCTTTTGTCTTCTGTATTCCTTGATTACCACGTTGCCTACGACGTAGCAGGCAAGTAGAGATACAAGTCCGCCAATCACTTTCAGGACTACCTGTGGGTATATCGCCATTACCACAATTACCCTTGACACTGCGACACATGCCACGGCCAGCAGTAGTGCCCCGAGAATAACCCGGACAAGGATTTCCCATGCGGCCTTGAGATTGTCCTTCATCGTCTTCTTCCCCTCCTGCCTCTCGTGTCAAGCATATCCACAACGATGCTTCGATGGCGGCCACTCCAATGGTTAAGAACCGACTAATGAACGCAGGTCTTCCTTGTACTCTTTGGAGTTGACCAGTTGTTGAGTGTACTTCTTGATGTCCAGTTCTACGACCTTTGCCTCGCTGTTATGGGTCTTGATTTCTTCGTCGATGGCTTTCTTACGCTCCTGAATGAGACGTAGCTGTTCCTTGAGGATTTCTTCCTGTTGGTCGAGACTGTCTCGGGTCTCTTTCAGCCTCTCGATTTCCTCCAGCGCCGCCAAGTCCAACTTATCCTTTTCTTCCGACAGCCTGCGGATTTCAGCTAGAAGTCCTTTGGCTACCTGTAGGTTTAGTTCGTGCGGGAAGCCGAAATCAACCTTGTAGACCGTAACTACTGCGTCGTTGGTGGTGTTCAGAACCAGTACGATGTCATTGTGGATGTAATAGTTGCGGGTAATATTGTCTCCGATTTGGCCTTTGTAGATGAACTCCGCATACTCAAGGGTCTTATTTATATGCTCCTTTAGTATGTCAGAATTCTTTGCGATGTACTCTTTCCTTTCACGAATGTCTGTGATGCCAACAATCCTTTCAACCCAACGTTCAAGCGAATGCTTTGTACAATTCTTCATGCCTCCTTCCCCCTCTCTCGTCACCTTTCGCCCTAACTATCGTAGCGAATGGTCAGAAGGTTGCGTAGAAAAGTTAAAAGGGTGGCTGGTTAGCCACCCTTCAATATTTTGCCGATGTCGCATTTGATTCCCATCTGCTTGAGGATGTCCTTAACATCTAAGACTATCTTACTCACCCTGCTCTCCCTCCTTCGAGAACCGGGCGATAATATCGTCGAACAAGATAGGCTCGTATCCGATAACCTCCACGCTAACATTCACGAACTGTTCGCTTTGGTACAACTGGCCGTGAATATGTCCGTGAATGTTTACATATGGCACGTTGGCGTTCAGATACATCGGTTCATGTGACAGCCAAAAGAATCCTCTATAGCATATAGGGAACTCGTACACGTCATCAAAACCTACTTCGCGCCACCACTTCACAGACCGCCCGCGATCATGGTTACCTAAGATTAGGGACTTCCTTCCGTTCAGTCGGCTGATGATTTCAGCAGTTTTCTCCTTGCTGTAGAAGGAAACGTCTCCGAGGACGAATACCCTGTCTTCCTTCTTGACCTTGTTGTTCCATCTTTGGATTAGGGACTCGTCCATATCTTGAATGTCTCGGAATGGCCTGTTCTCGTATCCGATGATGTTCTTGTGGCCGAAGTGCGGGTCAGAATAAACGAATACCCGGCTCATAGCTTCACAACACCCTCCTTCTTCGCGTTGGTTCCCGTCTGTTTCATTGTGTCTGTGTATGCGACCGTTCCGTTACAGGTAGGGCACACATAAAGGCTTCCTTTTTTCTCTGCTACCTTGAAGCATTTTCCGCATACGGGCTTCATTCAACTCTCACCACCAATCGTATTTTAGTATGATGCCTGCTCATTCGCCGCCCGGACAACGGCGGGGGCGCTGAGTGATCGGGTTCACCTTATCGAGCCGCCTAATAGCGTATCTCCAATCCTTACCACCGTCGATGTACTCGTAAGGGATACAATGTGCCTTGAGATGGCCTATTACTTCTCCCACAACCTTCAAGCTATTGGTGAAGACGAATCCATTACTTTCTATGGAGTGGAGCGCCCGGATAGTCTCCCGGACATGTAAGGCTCTACGTTCTGCCACTTGCTTCATTCGGAGAGATTTAGCCCGCCTAATAGACGGGCGTCTCCCGATCTTGTACAAGTCATTCATGCCACTTCCTCCCCTCGGAAGATGGACAGCACTTTCTCCGTGTCCAGCGGGGCTTCGACGGTTGAGTCAATGACGAATTGCTTCTCGTCAAGAAGTTGCTCGACTCTCTCGTCAATCGTGCCGCGAGCAATGATGGTATAGACGTTGATGCTTCCGGTTTCTCCGCCATCCTGACCGAAACGCCATACACGACCGATAGCCTGAGACACGTAAGACGGCGAAAAGTCTTTAGACGTGAAGATCAGATTGTTTCCTGCCGTCAGCGTCACGCCTTCGCGGGCGGCGGAGGTCACGCAGAACACTACCTTGCACGTCTCGTCTTCCTGAAACTTGTCAGCCTGCCGTTGACGCTCGGATACCTCCTCCCCGGCCTTAGCCTGAGACGGGATGTCTCCGTGGATTATGGCAGGATTGTACTTGTCTTTGAAATACTCGTACATGATATTGCAGAACCGCTTCGAGCGAGTGAATACGACGGCCTTCTCTCCGCGCTCGACAATTTCCTCCAGCAGTTCTTCTAGGGCGGTGAGCTTCGCGCTTCCTTGCTTTCCTTTCGCGCCGCCGACAATCTCTGTCGATTCCGCGACCTGCATGAGCCGGGCGTACTTCGCCAACTCGGACGGTATGTCCTCGAACTCCAAGTCCTCGAACTCGTATACCTCGTCCGCCAACTCTACTTCCTTGTACAGCTTCTTCTGCGCCGAAGTAAGCTCCACGTAGACAGGCTTAGAGATAACCGGAGGTAGGTCAAGAACCTGCGTCTTCAAGCGGCGTAGCATGTTAGACTGGAGCAGGGTCTTGAACTCGCCGACGTTTTTGTACTGCACTACCCGACCGAACCTATCGAGGACGCAAAATCTTTGCTGGAATGTGTAGTAATTGTATGGCATTACCCCCATCCAAGCGAGAATATTGTAGCAATCCATCAGTTCATTGATGACCGGCGTAGCCGTGATTGCGTACCGTTGGCGGGTGTAAATCTTGTGGATGTCTTGACCGATTTGCGAGCCGACGACGTTCTTTGCCTTATGTACTTCGTCAAGGTACATTACGTCAAACGGCTTGTTGCCGTGCAGGAACGTCAGGGATTCGACGTCCTGACGGTAAAGCTCGTATGACACAATTACCAGTTGAACGTCGCTGTTCTCTAGCTTGGCATAAAGCTCTGAACGTCTTTTCGGCGGGCCGCCTAATACGACAACCTTCAAGTCCGTGAATCGCTTCGCCTGATTGTAGATGTCGTAGATCAGGGAAGCCTTCGTAACATACAGTCCCCATTTAATGAGGCCTAATTTACACTTTGCTTCATGACTGCAAAGGATTTGGGGCGTTTTCACGTTGTTATCGCAAGGCTTTTTATCCTTGCTTCTTGCAGTTTACCATCCTGCAAGGTCGGCGTACATTTTCACCCACGGCATTACCCGTTGCGGGTGGGGGACGCTCTTGGGCGGATTATTGTTGGGACTCACCGCCTACGCTCTACGGTGCTACAGCTACCTAAGCCATGCTGTAGTTACCACGGTATTGTCCGTTATTTGGAGGACTTCACCGTTTTCGCCCCCTCCACTTCTCCGCTTTCACGAAGAAGGGGCAATATTACCTACGCCCTCTTGATCTGCGATCAACAGATAATCCCGTTGCATTAGAAGATTAAACCCCTGCACCTGATACGGTCTCAGTTCCTGTTTAGGTCGATAATCGACGATGTAATCCGTAGGAATGTCGTCTGTATCAATGCCGCCCGTCAACGTACCCATACTGTCGCCGTCTGCCTTCCATACAACCATGTAGTTGTATGTCTTTGCATGGAACTCGGCGGCCTTCTCGTAAGGCAAGCCGTAGGTCATGGGTTCCATAGCCTTGAACCATCCGTCGATGCTTGTTATAATGCTGATGAGGCTGGTGTCCATCTTGACAATCTTTATCTTCAAATAAAGCCGATCTTCTACCTTTACTTTCGTTACTTCCAGCAATCTAATCGCCCCTGTCGTAAAGAAGCTGTTCCGCAAGTTTTGTGATTAGCCTTGCTTGTTCATGGATGAACGCCAGCCTTTCTCCTTCGTCCGAGAACCCGCAGGCGTCCAGTGTGGCGGTTGAACTTGTTTCGATTTCCTCCGCCGCCTGCAATATTTCCTCCAGTTTGTCTAGCACCACTCACATCCCTCCGTACTAACATTCGGAATAACCCGCCTAATCGTTGCGAAAAATTAAAACCTTTCCCCCGAAGGGGAGGGCGGCCAATTGCCGACCGTGATGATCGGCGTAAACTTCTGCCGCACTTCATCCGTCAGTTCCTCTCCCTCTGTACGGTATGTTGTGGCCCTTCAGGTACTCTTGAACAGACTTGCCTGCCTTCCTTGCATAGTATTTCAGGGACTTGTAAAGCCTTTCGTCTTTGGTCACCCCCTTTACAATACCATCTTCGTCCCTGAACGCCTCCAGCGCTTCCAGCATTCCTTTTTCAGTAAAGATGCGGTCATGTTCGGGAGTCAGTCCCCACCGCCTAATAACCTCGGCGGGCGAACCGTAATCATACAACCGCAGGTAATACTTGAGGTGGCGGCGGCGAAGCTCGGAAAGATTGACTGTTGTCCCCATGTGCCACTGTATGTAGCGCTTCAATTGTGCTTCCTCGTCGTCCACTTTGTACGGAATGAGGATTTCATACTGCGGGTCGATTGATTTCAGCCCGGCCCGCAGTAACGGGAGCGTCCTATCGTCCCGAAGTAGGCGAATAAGAACAGGGTTTTCGACCGCATCTATATGAATGACTTTATTTTTGGCGAAGGGCAAAAGCCGCTTCGCCGTGTGTGCCATTCCTCTCATTTATACCGACCGCCTAATACCGCATTTTCGTTACAATACTTCGTCACTTTTTCCGAAAGCCTCGTCAAGAGCGGCGCGAATGGCGGCCGGTTGATCTTCAAGGTCGTAATCCCCTACGCTGTTTACAACCTCATAAACCTTGTCTGAACCATGTTCCTCAATCAGTTCGGCGATCATGTCTTCCAGCGCCTGATGATCGGCCAGCACGCGCTTCCACCACTCGAATGTTTCCGTGGTACATTCGTAGGCATTTGCTTCCTCGTTGTAGCGGAATTGACCGTCCGACAAGCCGCCGTGGTTGCCTATGATGTCAGTGGCGCAGTTGACTTTGCTTTTCGGGTCGATCATCTCCAAAACCTCGATTTTGCCGTTGACGAGTACACGCATCACAATCATCCTCCTTTGGGTATTTCCTGCCTTCGCAGGTTGAGCGGAAGCCGCTTGATGCGGCCGCGCCGGGATTCTCGGCGCTCTCCCTAGCCCTGCGGTCACTCGTATATCAATTCATACTGCGACAGGTCAATGCCTTTTTCTTCCGCCTGATCAAAGATTTCCGCCTTCAGGCCTTCGAATGTTGCCCGCTCGTCTTCGAAATAACCTTCTTCTTCATCCCACGTCGGATTTTCAGCTTCGGCGTAAAGTTCCACGTCGTCAACGTGTACACCGTTTTCGTAGATCGGCACAACTGCGAACATCCAATCGACAACTTTGTTGCTGTAGCGGCTTTCACCTGCCTTGTACTCGACGCGAACCTTAACCTTTTTCATTTTGATCATCCTTTCGTGTGTTTTCCTGCTTCCGTAGGTTGAGCGCCGCGGCGGGGTTTCCCCGCCGACCCCGGCTTTCACGTGGTAGGGTCTAGCCCTGTACGAAAAAAGGTTCCGTAACAGTCGCGCTGACGCGGGTGATGATTTCATACCACCCGTTCATGTCCACCACGGGTTGTATGGCCGAACGAGCAGGGAATGCGACGACGGTTTCGTAATCGTTCGTCACTACATTCCATTCCCAAATTCGGAGGACTTCCGGTTTCGGAATCGGAGCGTTGTAATCGCAGTATTCCGTCCGACACTTTGCTTCCATCCACCCGGCGATAGCGCCGAGCGTAGCACGTGTCAGGCCGGTGATGAAAAGATCGACATCACCGGTATGTTCTTCTGCTAATTTCTTCATGGCATCTCGCGCTACGATATGCGCCTGATCAAACGAAAAAACGGTTTCTTGTTCGATCAGGTATCGGTCAACCGGCAGCGGATGTCGGCCGCGAATGAGGCCAATTTTCATAGCAATCAATCCTTTCATGTGATTATCCTGCTCCAGCAGGTTGAGCGCCGCGCCCCTTTCGGGGCGGTCCCGGCTTGCACGGGACTGGGCCTAGCCCTGCGTGTCAATCTCTCGGTTCCCATCCCTTCGACTCGGCGAAGCGAATGAGCCATTCGTCCACTTCTTCCAGCCCTTGTTCATGAAGGTCGCTACTGAGACGCTCGAAGCTGAACGGGCGCGGGCCGAACGAATCCGTGCTATACGTCAGGTTAAATACGCAACTGCGGCCCGGATGGAGTTGATGTTCTGCGTCGTACTCTGTCCGCTCGTAATCGACCGTCACGCGGATTTCGTCACCTTCGTCCTGAATTTCCAGCACGTAGTAGCCTCCGTCAACATTGATTTTCGTTTCTCCTAGCAGGAATTGCAGGATTTCGTTCTCCTTTGTGGTAGGCATATTCTACTCCCTCCTTTCTAGTTTTCCGGCTCGATGCCGAACAGTTCATCGACCGTCGTCCCGAAGAACTCGGCCAGCAGGAAGGCAAGGATGATCGACGGCCTGTACGCCCCGCCCTTAATCATACTGATTGTGTAGGGCTGGACTCCGCAGAACTCGCCCGCCGCCTGATACACTTCCTGCAAGGTTACCTTGTCGCCCTTGCTCTCCATCATCTCAGCCTGCTTGAGCCGGACGAAACGTTCCATGTTGTTCGTCAGCTTGTACGGAAACGTTGCCTTAGCCAATGTCTTCTTCCTCCTTTATTTTTATTACGAGTGTACCACCTTCTTCCTGCACATGATGTCGGGCGTATTGCAGTATTGCCATGCAGGTAGCATGGACGGTTATTATATCTTCTATGGCGAGGTCAACAGGGTAATGCGTCAAGATTCCCCGCCGCTCGACGACTTGCCACGTCTTCCGGTCATAGTCGAACCCGAAGCTTTTCAGTATCCCGCCCGCTAGGTACTCGTGCCTGACCGTCCAGTCGTCGAGGAACTCGAACTCCTGCCGGTATTCCCCTTTCTCCCCGTATTGAATGATACCAGCCCGGAGGGGCGGCTTATAATTGCGTACTAGCTCCTTGTGCCTGTCCCTCCAGCGTAACAGGTTTTTCAAGTCCTCGTCGGACTTAATGACGATCAGCGGCTTGTCGTCGTTCAAATTCAATGCCTCCTTTCGTTTCCATGTTACCCTAAAAATAAGTTATTGTCAATACAGAAGTTTGTTAATAATCCCCTCCGCCTAATCAAGTAAACCTGTCCCGCAGTTCCGGGTACTGATCTTCAAGGTAGCTTTTGAGGATTTGCGCCATCAGCATAGATACGTCACACTCTTTTTCAAGCTTGCTGATCATCTGTGTAACCTTGATGGCTCCGTATGTACCCATCAGGTATTGGATGAGCAGGCGAGCCTGAGGCGTTACCCTCGTTCCCGTCACTTCTTCAAAGTAATTTACCACTTCTTCTTCCTCTTGCGACGGGATATGACCAAACCCGAACTTCATCCAGCTTCTCAGCATACCTACAACGTAACGGAAATTACGTTTTTGTTCTTCCTTCTTCGATACAACATGGAAGGCTTCTGCCATCCACTCGAATGCCGGAAGCTGTCGATTTGCAAGGATGCGGTAGTATTCACCGATGCCGTTCTCGACTTCGACCGGGCACTCGCCCATCAGATTTTTAAAAATCCGTACCAGTTTGTCAATGGCTTCTGCGTCGGTTTTTGGTTTCGCGTACCGGGCGGCGTAGGTTTCCGACAGATTGTCCGCTACGGCGTCCGTAACCGGTCGGCTGTTCTCTACGACCGACACGCGAGAAAGAAGTTCAGCCAGTTTAGGGTTGTCACCAAGTTTGTAGCTCGCCATGATAAAACCTCCGTTTCCTTTTGTCGTCATGACTTTGCTCCTTTCCATCTGACCTACTTGTATTATATCACAAATAACTAGTATTGTCAATACTTACTTACTTTCGGACAGATGGTGTAACCCTCAAGAATCAACCAGCGTAAAGATGTCTTCGACCTTCGCGCCGAAAAACTCGCATATCTTCAAAGCAAGAGGAAGCGAAGGTTGATTCACGCCGCGCTTTATCATGATGATTGTGTCGCGGCTTACGCCGCAGTAGTCGGCTACTTCCTGCTCGACCTCGGAGATGTTGACCTTCATCCCGCCGCGCTCGGAAATCCTCTTTGCTTGGAGTAAAGCCAGCCGTCTTGTAAGATTGTTTGTCGTGGTGTACGGAAGCGGAGTCCGTGCCATTCATGTGATCTCCTTTCTCATGGCTTTTTTGCGCTCCCCTTCACCCGCACGACATGCTTGATTTGCCATGTGCGGCGGGGAAGGGGAGGCTTGCGCTTCCCCATATCTACTTCCCTTTTCGCCACCCAACGGTGCGAATTTTCTTCCAGTTCCCGAACCATGTACGGCGGTACACGTCGAAGTATTGCCACGCCTCGTCTCTCTTGCACTCCTTGCGCCGTGCCTTCATTTCCAATACGTTAATCAGTTCACGGTCGGAATAAAGCTCCAAGAAGGTTCTTTCTTCCAGTGCGTGGATAAGATACTTCGGATAATCTTTCAGCCTTGGTCTGAACACTATACCATCTCCTTTGTTTGGTGTGGGAAGGGAGGGCGGACCCTCCCGGTTACATGGTGGTTGTATGACGAATCATCTTTGCAGGATTGTTCTTGCATACGGTGGATTCGATCAGGAAGGCTAGTTTAATCTCCTTCCCGCGAACTTGCCGCCTAATAACGAGAACCGCTTGATCGTGAAACAGTTCCGCCCGGTCGAGAAGTTCGTTGTTGTTGTTGGCAATCCATCGGATGGTGATTTCGTCACCCGCCCGGAGGGACGCGACGAACGTTTGCCAGCATTCGTCGTACTGCGGGAACAATATACTACAGGCGGCGTGGGTTATGGTTCCGAGGTCGTTTCGATAGTTCTTGACCTCGACTCCGCAGGCGATGTCTACGTCTTTCTTCCTGTCTCCCTCATCCATGATGAGGTTGATGTACGATCTTTCATTCCGCGTAAAGTGGAGTACAGCGGACTTTGCCTTCTTGAAGGCTTTCAGGTCATCCTTCGTGAGGGGCCGAGGTTGAGCGAAGACTTCCTGCATTGTAGGATACCTCCTATAAAAATGGATTATAATTGCCTTACACTATGGATTATATCACAGGGAGGGAGTATTGTCAATCCCTCCCCTAGATATTTTTAATACTGGATGTACCTGTATTCAAGGCCGAGTCCCCGAAGTAGGGTATCCAGCCCACAGGCCCCGTCAAGGTAGAAGCTTCCGTCGTCGCGGCGGTTCAGGCCGTAGAAGTTGTGTTCCGGGCGGACGAATTGCTCCAACCACTTGGCGAGGGCCGCGCCTTTCATGTCGTAGCCGCCGCCCATACTCTTACCAACCTTTTGACCATCAACGTAAGCGGTGCAAATGTTATAACCATAAGTGTCGCGGCCACGGCTCACGCTCCATTTGAATTTGACAACATACTCCTGACCGTACTTTTTCAACAACAAGATTTCCGCGTTTCTCGCCATGATTCATTCACTCCTTAATAAAACTTTCTTCACACTTTGTATAGTTGTCCTTACACTTTGTATTATATAGGAGGGAATATTGACTGTCAATACCCCCTCCGAATATTTCTAATACATCAGTCAGGAAGCTGTTCGAGCAGGTTTTCCGGCACAACTTCTTGAAGCTTTTCACCCAACCGAATACACTTGTGATAAACCTTTTCAGCTTTTCTGCTATCCGTGTCGTATCCGAACTCATTGGCGAAGTCCTCAAAGGTCGGATAGTTGTCCTTGGTGTAATGCCAGTCCGTCTTAATGCAAGCAAGGATGGAATAGCCAAGGTCTTCCGGATGGATGTTTTTAGTTTGCGTATTGTGGGGCGAATCATGGAAAAAGTAGGAGCAACGCTTTCCTGTTTTCAGATTCGTTACCGTTACGCGATAGCGGTTGTGGTAGATATATGCCGTCTTACTGTCCACTACATCATGGAACGTGGCGGTAACTCGGAGAATGTCGCCAACGACCACCGTACCAGTAGTGCCACGACCATTTACCTTCATTTGAAACTTCTTAACATCATTCATTGAAAATTCCTCCTTTGTTTGGTATAGGTGGAGGGGCTTGCGCCCTCCGATTATTTCCAGTTGTGGTACTTAAAAATCTCTTTCGCCATCCGCTTAAGCATGGTCATCTGTTTGTCGGACAGTTGCCCTTTGCTTGCGTACTGCTTTTGAAAGCTTTCAAGGTACTGAAAGCCATTGAAGCGCCGCCGGATGAACTCTTGAACGTCAACCTTCATCATATCGTTGAGAAGGTCTTGCTCAGTTGCGTAAAGTTGATTCCAATTTACCATGCCGTTCCAGTTGATTTGCATATCGTTTCCCGTTGCCAAAAGATTATAAAAGTCTTATAATCTTCTGTTTGCTTCCTGATTCATCGTGTCCGCTTTCGCCGAAGCTACTTGCGTTTGGTATGACACTCCACAGGCGTAAATTCGGATGCAACGAATCCTACATACTAACAGTGACGTGTTAGTGTCAACTTGCTAGTTTTGCTAGATTGATAGCGGCGTTTAAGTCTCTATCTATTTCTAGCCCACAACCACATTTGAATATCCTATCTGAAAGCTTCAAGTCTTCTTTAATCTCTCCGCATTCAGAACAGATTTTTGATGAAGGGAACCATCTGTCAGCCTCTACAAAACGGATTCCGTACTTCTCACATTTGTACTGTAGTTGACGCTTAAATTCATAAAAGCTTTGCTGTGCAACAGCTTTTGACAGATGCCTGTTCTTCATCATGCCTTGGATATTCAAATTTTCCATAACTACAATGCTAGGTTTGGTTTTCACGATAGCATTTGTAGCTTGATGGGTATGGTTAAGTCGGATATTCGTTAATTTCCGATGAAGCAAACGAATTTTCTTTTCGACTTTTATAATGTTGCAAGTTTTGGCAAAACGGTTTCCCTCCTTATTCATTTCATATTTGCGAGAAACCTTACGTTGCAACCTACGTAAACGTTTCTCGATTTTCTTTACTTTTGCTGTTTTGTTGATGTTCTTAAAACGCATTCCGTTGGAACAAACAGCTAATGATTTAATTCCTACATCAATACCGATGACTTCATCGGTGAGTTCTATCTTCTTAGGTTCTTCTTCGATACCTACAGATAAGTACCAATACTTTCCG